GCGTCCGACATCACCACAGCCGCCTGGGCAACGTCCATCTCGCCAACCTTGGCGAACTCCAACGCCGTCTTGCCGGCACCGCCAAGGACAGCATCAAGCGACATGCCAGCCTTCAGCAGTTCAAGCATGCCTTGAGCAGCCTCGGTCGGCCCGACGCCGAGAGCCTGCGACATCGCCATAGACGATGCTTTGATCTGGTCAATCTGCGCCGATGTCGCACCCGTGCTCGCCCGAATGTTGAGCAGCGTTGACTCAAACGCCGCACCCTGCTGCACGGCAGCGGCAATCGGTGCCGCCATTCCAATGCCAGCAGCTGCCAGCCGCCCGCCACCCGAGGCGAGCGAGCGGCCCATATTGCCGAGCGACTTATTGACCTTGGTCAGTGCCGAGAAAAACTTCCTCGGATCGGCACCGATCTCGACAAATACGCCACCGGCTCTGACTGCTCCAGCACTCATACGTGTTTCTGCCAGTCTTTGCCAAAGAGGCGTTTTAGGTCATCAGGCGTCGCCTGTCTCGGCTTCGGTTTCTTTGCGTAAGGATTCAGCTTGCGAGGGTCTGCCTTCGGCGAGTTCTTGTCCCGGTTGATGTTTGCCTGCTGTGCCAGCAGGTTTGCCGTGTGCCACCAATCGTGCTCTAGGCGGCTGTCGCGAGCGGCGAAGAGTTGTCTGACGGTCCACTCGCCTGGATAGACTCCGAGGATTCCTGCGGCTTCCCAGATGGCGTCCCAGACGCTCCTGCCAGACTCTCGACCGTCGCCTTCTCCAGACCCGCCTCCGCTCTGCCGAGCATCTCGTTTGCCACTTCGTCCATCTTGGACGCGAGAAGACCGATCATCTTGCGGAGGCGCTGCGGGAAAAAATCGACAAGTTCCTGCTCTAGCGCTTTCGTCGCAGCGTCCAGAGAATCGCCACGCAGACCGTCAAGGAAGTCTTCTCGCGACAGTCCCTTAGTCTCCACTTGCTTGGTCAGCAGTGCGTAAAGGATTTCGCCGATCTTGGCGTACTGGCTTCGCAGCACTTGGAACGTCTGCGATATGTTCGCAGCGTCCACCATGTCAAACGGCACAGCCTTACGCTCGCCGCTTTCCTCGTCCACGACATCGACCGTGACGTTGTCGCGGACACGAAGTGCCGAGGCGACGGTCAACGCCACCTGCCACGGTCTGCCTTGGTCGTCCCTGAACTCACGCATGCCTACTCCCTCACTAGCCTAGGGTCGGTCATCTTGCCCTCAAGCGTGAAAGTCGCCACGCCATCCACCGGGTCGCTCTCGCTGATGCCTGTCATCACGGCGAGAAAAGAAAACCCAGCGGCACCGCCTGACACAGTGAACGTCCCGCCCGTGTGCATCTTCTGAAACGCCGTCCCGAGTCCAGATACGTCGTTCAGTTCCACACTCACCGTGCAGTCGTAGCCCGTGTTGTAGGTTGCCGCGTAGCGACTGCCGTACGGGTTGACGTCAATCGTGCGAGCCGACTCTGTCAGCGTGACGTTGCGGGCGCTGGCGATGTAGCCGCCATCGAGAACGATGGAACAGTCTTTCCCCAGCGTGATCGCCACTTAGAACTCCTTGGCTGTCACGTTGTAGGTGACTGCTCCGTCAACGCCGATGTTCTCAGACACGCTCATGATTGAGAACGAGCCAGCGGTGCCGGCTGCGGTCAACGAGGTGATGAGCCCATCAGGATCGTGGCACTCAATCTCCCACGTCTTCGTCACGAAGCCCGCACGACTCACCCTGCGGCCAGGAACACCGGCAGAGCCGCCGACGTTGGATCGGTTTGAGATGTCAACCGTTTCGCATTCCTCGGTGAAGCTCGCCGAGATGATGCCTTCTCCAAACGGAGGAGCGGACGCTGCGTCTTTTCCGAGAGAAATAGCCATGTGAGAATTTCCTTGTGTGAGTGGTTAGGCGCTGACCGTGCGAGAGCCCGACACAGTGAAGGTGATAATTCCGTCGAGCGGCTGGCTCTGACCAATGTTGGTGCAGATGTACGTCGCGTTTCCTGTCTGCGTGCCGCTGATGGTGAACGTCCCGCCGATGCTGACGCCGGGAGCGTCCACGCACTCAAGCTCAATCGTCTGCTCGATGAGAGCCTTGCGGAACTTGCGGGAAGTGTCACCGAACTTCGTGACGTCAACGTCTGACGCCGAGTTGGTGACGGTGCATGACCGAGCGTTCGCGACGCCCGTGATAGTCACGTCTTTACCAAGCGTGATTTCAACTGAGCCAATTGGCATGTGGTGCCCTCTCGTGTGCGAGTGCCAGCGGTGCGGCTGGTTCGCTCACGGTATGGGCAGCAGGGCGGAATCTAGACCGGGTATGCCGTGGCTAGTTTCTCGCCAGCATGTTTCGCCACTTCTCGTTAGCCTTCGCCACGGCGGCGTCAACTCGCTTTGAGCCAGCCATAAACGGGCGGGCTGGGTAGCGAGCCATGCGGGTGATGCTCGTCTTCTCCCAGTTGCGGCTGTAGCGGAAGCCGCCCTTGTCGATGACCCACTGAAGGGCACCGTATTCGTACTGGTTCCTCTGCGGCAGTGCGTTCGTAAACCGCCCCTTCTCGTCTCGCCCTTGGCGACCATTGCCACGCTTCCGCAGGTACGCATTGCGTGCAGCCCCGACGCCGATACGCCACGCCGTCTGCTTCACCGTGCCGCCCATCTGGTGCAGCTGTGCCAGCCAGGGCTTCGTCTTGTACGTGCCAATCACAGCCGTGCCTTTGGCGGCATCGTAGACATCAATGATGTCGTAGTAGAACCACTTCTTAGGTGCCCACGACTTAATCGGCTGGCCGGCAGCCCGAGGCGTTCCAGACCCGTACGCCGTGATGTCGAGGTACAGACCACCAACGAACTCGACCGGCTTGCCTCTTCCGGCACGCTTTCTCGCAGCGCCGCTGACCTTGCCCATCCCGCGACCGATGCCAGCCTTGGCAGCGTTCTTGATGTTGAGCCCAAGGTTTGACAACACCTTGGCATTCATCTTGCCAATCATCCGAGCGACCTTCGGCTTGTCAAAAAAGTTCCCGCGAATCTTCGCCCGCAGCTGGAGCCGCCCGAGCGTGTCCGCAGACATCTCACGGCGATTGCCGCCGACCATGCCGGGACGGATAAACGCCCGACTCATGCCAGAAAGCATCGACGGCATAGCAGCCTCCTAGACAGTCGGCAGCACGTTCGTCTCGAACACTCGATACGTCGCCGTGATCACGGCACGCCAGACGTTCCGCTCCGTCAGTGCGTCGTCGGGATTCAAGTCGATGCTGACCGTCTGCGGGCTGGTAACGCCAGCCGGCCACGTCACCGCTTGCCCGAACGAATGGGCGCGCACGTAGAGCATGACGCTGTCAGCCAGGTCAAGCATGCCATCCACTTCAGCGTCAGTCGTGACGTGACGCCCGACGAAAACCGTGACGGTGTAATCTACTTGCATCACTTGGCGGCTGATGCGTGACACGTCAGCATTGCCGGGAACGACGAACACACGCGGCACGCTCATGGCATCTACGTCAATGTTCGCCCAGTTGCGACGCTCGACCGTGGTGGACGGAATCTCCCACGTCACGGAATCTAGGCCCGTGGCGAGGCTGTCGGCGATAGTGCGAAGGACGCTGCTCATCTCACCACTCCACTGCTAGTGTTCGCTGGACAGCCCATCGCATGAACGCCGCCGTAGTGCGTGCCGCCATCACGCCCGCTGCGAGCGAGAACGTGAGGAGTGCGGCGAGGAAGATGGAGTCACGGGTCATTGAATCACTCGTCTGGGTACGCCGCAGTGGGTACGGTAATCGTGCGAGCCACGCCCTTGGTGATCCGCAGGTCGTCGATGTAGGCCGTAGCACCGCTGAACGAAGCAGACCCGAATCGACCGATTCTGTTAGGACTTCCTGAACTGATTGAGCCAGACACGGTCGCTGACGCTTTGGATATTCCATCTACATAGATTGTGATCACACCCGAGCTTCGCACCCACGCCAAATGCGTCCACGTATTGAGAGAAAACACGTTGCCAGATACGCCGGTGTCAACAACGTTTGTAGACCCGTCAAAAACCATTACGCGGCCGGAATTGCTTCCAGTGTTTGCGGCGTAGAACAAAAGCGAATTGTGGAAGATTGGGTAGTAGTTTTCGCCAGAAGCAGCCGACGCATAAAACCACGTCTCAATCGTAAAATCGCCAGTACCGAAATCAAACGCAGCGTTGTTGGCAATGTCCAGATAGTCGGCACTCATATTGAAGTAGCCGCTAGACCCACCGAACCGAGATTGAGCTGTGCTGATGGCAGCGGAGCCGCTTGGCGTGACCGTCCGTGCTGCACTGCTTGAGTCGCTGAACGTAGTTGAGCCGTTTGCCCCAGACATGTGCAGCAGGAGTGACACGCTGCTGAAGTACGGGTCCGAGACCCACGACGACAGCGTCGTCCTTCTCCACGTATTGGTGGCAGTGCAGAGGTAAAACGTGCCCGGCGCGTCATACGCGATCTGCCCCGCCGTCCCGCTCGCCGTCGCGGACGCTGGCACGCTTGACCATGACAGGCCAGAGCCGCCGCTGCCGGTTCCGACCACAGGAACTGTCAGGCCGCTCGCGTCAGCAAATGCGGCAGTGGCAGGCGTGAACGATGCGGTGTAACGTGCAACGCCCTTCGACACCCGAAATTCGTCGATGTACCCACCGAAGTATGCGTCTCCAGCGCCACCGCTGTAGGTTGAGCCTATGCAGAACGCTGCATTGTTTTGGACTAGCGCGCTGCCTCCGAGCGCGGACGACGACCCCACAGATGCGCCGTTGAGATACACGGTGATTGTCGATCCGCTCCTTACCATTGCAAAGTGTGACCACTGACCAACCGCAGGCGACGAGCTTGCCGTGATTGTCACCGTCCACGCAACCGATTCGGCTGATGCCGCATTTGCCGCAAAAACTGTGAGCACGCCCGATGGGTCAATAAACGCCTGTACCGGGGCAACGGTCGCAGCTGTCGCCCTCTTGCCATACAACGAGCGGTAGCCACTGTTCCCCGATACAGGGTAGAGCCACATCTCAATAGTGAAATCAAGGCTTTGAAAATCAAACGCACTGCTATCTGGCACCGTGTAGAAATCGCCAGCCGCCAAGCTGGCGAGAGACGCAGTCCCAAACTTTTTTTGCGTTGTTGATGTCGCCGCACTGCCGACAGCCGTCACGGTTTTCGGCGTGCCGCTCTTGTCAGTCAGATTCCCGTCGCCGTGCAGAAGCAGTGAGACGTTTTCATAGTATGGGTCACCCAGCCCCGGGATCGTGACGGTCGCCGAGAGCGAGCCGCCACCGCTCGCCGCGACGAGTTCCCAAGTGTTGTTGCCAGCGTAGCGGTACTCTCGCCCGTTTTGGGTTGAGGTTGCGTTGACTGCCGGTGATGCTGGGAATGAGAATGGCATGGTGTTAGTTTCCTATCTCGATGTAGACGCCAGACGAATCCCAACGAAAGGCGCGGCTGGCATCAGTTGCGATATACAACGTCTGGCTGGCCCCCGTGACCGGGAAGCCCGCCGCCGTCGCGGCTTCGACGATGTTCGCAGAGCCGCCACCACTTGAGCCGCCGCCACCACCGCCTAGCGTCACCGACTGAACCGAGCCATCAGCCGCCTTGACATACACGATGCCGTCAGCCCAGTTGACGGCGAACTCATGCGGCCCTAACTCTGCCGTCGTCGGCGCGACGCCAGCGGTATAGCTTCGCTTTACTTTTTGGCGGTTTGGCATGTCACGACACCGTGAGTGTTGCGGGCTGGCTCGTCACGCTCGACGCATTCGCTGCCGACACGACCACGCGGAAGCGGTCGAGGTTGTCGGCGTTACTTGTCAAGCCGGTCAGGGCGAGCGTGGATGATGTCGCACCGGAGACGTTGGCGAAATCAGACTGACCTGAGAGCGTGATCGTCGCTGCGATGCTGCTGTTGTACGCCACAGTGGCGAACGTGCTGCCGCCGTAGGCGACGGCCTGCCAGCTTGCGGTTGCAGGCAGCGTCCTCTGCGTCCATGAGATGCCGTCAGTGCTTGTCGCTGCGATGTTGCCGCTAGCGGCTACTGCGACAAATGTGCCGCCTCCATAGGTGACGCTAGTCCAGCTTGTGGCGACAGGCAGCGTCCGCTGCGTCCAAGTGATTCCGTCAGGGCTAGTGGCTGCGTAAGCGGGCGTGTTGCCGAAAGCAATCGCGACAAACGTGCCGTTGCCATGCGTGACGCTTTGCCAGTTCGCGCTCGCTGGCAGTGTCCTCTGCGTCCATGTGATGCCGTCAGTGCTAGTCGCTGCGATACTGTAGCTGTTAGCGACTGCGACGAATGTGCCGCCACCGTAGGCGACACTGAGCCAGTTTGCACTCGCAGGCAGCGTTCGCTGCGTCCATGTAATTCCGTCTGCGCTCGTCGCCGCGATCGCTGTGTCATACGCCACTGCGACAAAAGTGCTGCCACCGTAGGTGACGCTGGCCCACGTTGCGTCAACAGGCAGCGTCCGCTGCGTCCAAGTGATACCGTCTGTGCTTGTGGCTGCGATTGGGCTACCGGAGGAAACGGCGACGAACGTGCCGTTTCCGTAGGTGACGCTGTACCAAATTCCTACTGGCATCGCCCGCTGCGTCCAAGTGATACCATCTGTGCTAGTGGCTGCGATGCTGTTGGTACCGCCTCCTGTAGACACCGCGACAAACGTGCCATTGCCGTATGCAACGCTGTACCAGTTCGCGCTCGTAGGAAGCGTCCTCTGCGTGGCAGCGAAACCCGCCGAATCGCTCTTCTGCCACTGGTACGAAAGCGTCCCACTCGGCTCTGCCACCGCAGTCACGGCGAACGTCGCTGCCCCACTGCTGGCAGTCTGGCTCGTCGGAGGCGACGTGATCGTGATCGACCGTGACAGGCCGCTGGTGCCGTAAAACCACCCGCCGTCGATGTCGTCGTCTGCGCCGAGACCACCCGCCGCAGTCCACTGCCCGTCCCCTCGCAGGAACGTCGATGCTGACGCGGTGCCGGAACTGCCAAGCTGGGCGAGCGTGATGACACCAGTGCGGCCTGCCACGCTCTGCACAGGTGCCGCCGCCGCAGCGCGGACAGTCGTGTGGTAGAGGTTGACGCTGCCCTCGGTCACGCTGTCCGTCGAGCCGGGAGACGGCGAAATCTCGATGAACGCCGAGCCGCTCCAGCGGTAGATTTTGTTGGTGTTCGCGCCTGTCGAGACGACGTAGATTTTGCCCACGTCGCCCGTGGCCGGCAGGGTTCCGCCGACATCCACAACGTCATCGACAAAGCTCGGCAGGTTTGCCGATGGCACGAGGTTGTTTACCAGAGTGGCATACGAGCCTGCCGCCTGCTTGCCATCTAGCGCCGTCTGCAATCCAGTCACGTCGCTTACGGCGTGCGAGTGGGCAGAGGGAGCGAATGTGCTTGGTATTCCAGAGAGCGACGAATAGGTGATTGAGCCAACCGCGTGGACGTGGTCTGCCCGCGCCGCAGTCAGTGCCGTCCCGGCGGACGCCGTCCCGAGCGGCTGCGGTGTCTCGTCCGCGAGGTTGACCGGCGGGCCAGCTGGGCCAGCGGCTCCGGTTGCGCCCGTGGCTCCGACGGGAAGCACCAGATTCAAAGTCTGCGACGGTGCTGCTCCCGTGATCGTGGCGCTGGCTGACGATCCGCTCGCAACCGTACCGATACTGAGCGAGTTAGCAGGCCCAGTATCCCCAACGCCGCCCGTGGCACCAACGCCGCCCGTGGCTCCCGTGGCACCTACAGGCAGTACAAGATTGAGCGTCTGCGACGGGGCCACGCCGGTGATCGTTGCCGACGCAGAAGCACCGCTAGTAACGGTTCCTATGGCGAGGGAGTTGGCAGGCCCAGCAACTCCCTGCGTCCCACTAGGGCCACGCTCGCCGCTAGGATTGACCGTGACGTTGACTGTGTCGCCGTTGCCGACAGTCGGGTTGATTGTCGTTGAGCCGTTGACTGTGACAGAAATCTCACTCATGCGCCCGGTGCCCTCGGG